ATTGTGATAACCCTAAAGGATTTTCTCAAAGAGCTCACTGTCAAGGAAGGAAGAAAAAAATGAATGAAGAATCAGATAAGAAAGGTAAGGGCAGTGGTACAAAAGATGCTTGTTATTACAAAGTAAAATCTAGATATGATGTTTGGCCCAGTGCATATGCATCTGGGGCACTTGTCAAATGCCGTAAGGCAGGTGCAAAAAATTGGGGAAACAAAACAGAAAGTTTATCTGTAGATGTGACAAGTGAGGCCTGTTGGGATGGGTATGAAAAGAAAGGTATGAAAACCATGTTTGGAAAAAAATATCCAAATTGTGTAAAGAAAAAAGCAGCAACTTCTGAGGCATGTTGGGATGGTTACACTGCTAAAGGATTAAAAAAGAAAGGTGGTAAGTTAGTTCCAAATTGTGTTAAGGAAGTATTAGAAAATCAATCAATATTAGAATCCCCAAAAGTAATTCGTAGTGTAGGACAAACTTATTCTGTCATTTTAAACTGGAAAACCAAAATTTTAAATATTAAGTTCTTTTTTCCATCTCAACAAAGACCTACAAAAGAAGAAGTTCAAACAGCAATAGAAAAAATTTATCCTGGCGCAATTTTGCAATACTATGCACCAACAATGAATGATCCAACAAGTCCGTTTATTGTTGTTGATGAGGCGGCTGCTTGGCAAAGAAAAGAGGGTAAAAATCCTGAAGGTGGATTGAACGCAAAAGGAATCGCTTCATATAGAAGAGAAAACCCTGGATCAAAATTATCAATGGCGGTCACTACTCCGCCATCAAAATTAAAACCAGGATCAAAAGCAGCAAATCGTAGAAAATCATTCTGTGCTCGTATGGGAGGAGTGGATGGTCCTATGAAAGATGAAAAGGGCCGCCCAACTAGAAAAGCACTTGCTTTAAGAAAGTGGAATTGTTGATAAAATAATATTATGCCATATGATGATATTTACTTAGGTAATCCATTACTTAAGAAAGCAAATGTAGATATTCAATTTACTCCAGATCAAATTAAAGAATTCATAAAATGTAAAGACGACCCAGTATACTTTGCTAACAATTATATTAAAATTGTTAGCGTAGATGAGGGATTAATTCCTTTTACGATATATCCATTTCAAGAAAAATTAATTAAAAATTTCCATAGTCATAGATTTAACATTTGCAAGATGCCTAGGCAATCTGGCAAATCTACAACTGTTGTGTCATATCTTCTACATTATGTGGTTTTTAACGATAATGTGAATGTAGGTATCCTGGCAAACAAAGCCTCCACTGCAAAAGATCTTCTTGGGAGATTGCAAAAGTCTTATGAAAATCTTCCAAAGTGGATGCAACAAGGCGTTCAGGTTTGGAACAAGGCATCATTAGAGTTAGAAAATGGATCTAAAATTATAGCAGCATCTACCTCAGCATCTGCTGTTCGAGGTATGTCTTTTAACATTATTTTCTTGGATGAATTTGCGTTTATTCCAAATCATATCGCTGACGAATTTTTTAGTTCTGTATATCCAACTATTTCATCGGGTAAAACTACCAAGGTTATTATTGTATCAACTCCAAAAGGTATGAATCACTTCTACCGTCTTTGGCATGATGCTGAAAGAAGTAGAAATGAATATATCCCCACAGAAGTTCATTGGTCTGAAGTTCCGGGAAGAGATGCTGCTTGGAAAGCACAGACGATTAGTAATACTTCAGAGCAACAATTTCAACAAGAATTTGAATGCGATTTCTTAGGATCATCAGATACTTTAATTTCCAGTGCTAAATTGAAGTCTTTGGTATTTGAAGATCCAATACAAAAAAATAAAGGGTTGGATGTATATTTTAATCCTATTGAAGATAGAAATTATTTTATAACTGTTGACGTTGCTAGAGGAACTGAAAATGATTACTCGGCATTTATTGTTTTTGATATCACTGAATTTCCTTGGAGAGTTGTAGCAAAATATAAAAACAATCAAATCAAACCAATGCTGTTTCCTAACATTATAAACGATGTTGCTAAAGCATATAATAAATCTTATGTTTTAGTTGAGATCAATGATATTGGGGAACAAGTTGCAAATATTTTACATTTTGATCTTGAGTATGAAAATGTTTTAATGTGTTCAATGCGAGGAAGAGCGGGTCAAATAGTAGGTCAAGGTTTTTCCGGATCTAAATCTCAACTTGGAATTAAAATGTCCAAAACTGTTAAGAAGATTGGATGTTCTAATTTAAAAACTTTGATTGAAGATGATAAACTCATGTTCAGTGATTATGAAATCATTTCCGAATTAACTACCTTCATTCAAAAAAATCACTCCTTTGAAGCAGAACAAGGAGCAAATGATGACTTGGCAATGTGTCTTGTGATATTTGCATGGTTAGTAGTACAACCATATTTTAAAGAGATGACCGATAATGATGTTCGTAAAAGAATATATGATGAACAAAAAAATCAAATTGAACAAGACATGGCACCATTTGGATTTATTATAGATGGTTTAGATGATGACGTTGAAGTCATAGATAAACATACTGGTGATAGATGGGTAAGAGCAAATAATAATTCTAATTTTGATGAGTATGGTAATCGTTCTTTTATGTGGGACTACGTTTAAAAGAAGGAATTTATAAATATCTTATAGAGCAATGAAGATTTATCAGAGGAATCAAAATGCCTATAGGTTTGGTATCACCTGGAACTAAGGTTAGAGAAGTTGATTTAACGCAAGGGCGTATAGATAGTGTATCTACCACTACCGGAGCAATAGTTTGTCCGTTTGCACAGGGGCCTGTAGAAGAACCTGTATTTATTGATAGTGAGCAGGCACTAATAGACACTTTTGGAAAGCCCTCAGATAATGATAATCACTACGAGTATTGGTTGTCTGCATCAAACTATCTCACTTATGGTGGGGTAATGCGTGTTGTAAGAGTAGATGGATCTAATTTAAATAATGCTAACGCAAGTAAGGCCACTCCCGGTGGTAGCGAAACATTAAAAATTAAAAGTTACGAAGATTATCAAAATGAATACACAACTGCATCTACTTGGTTCTGGGCGGCAAACAATCCAGGATCTTGGGCAAATGACATTAAAGTATGTGTAATTGATGGATTTGCTGATCAAATTATCAGTGGTGTAGATACCTCTAATAATAATGTTCGTGTTGGCGCTGCTGTAACTCAAGCAATTTCGGGAGTTGTTGTTGGAAATGGAACAACCTCACTATTTACTGGATTCATAAAAGGAATTATCACTGGTGTTGGAAACACCTTACAGAATCCAACTTCAAGTGGGGTGGGAACTGATAGCATTACTGTTAGAGTCGTATCAAAAGTTACTTCATCGTTTGATACGTTTCCAACAGTTGGAATAGTAACAACCTTACTTACAGCAGGTATTGGAACCGATATAGTTTCTATTGCAAGTACATCAGGGTTATCAGTTGGTAATCTCTTTTCTCCTGGTGACATTGTAGTTACTTCAATTGGAGACACAACAGTATCTCTTGCAAGCACAATTTCTGAACAAATTACAGTTGGAACTGCAGTTACTTTTAGTACAACTGTCTCCGTTGCAGGAACAGAAACAACAGCCGTTTACACTGAGAATGGATTATTTTCCTTCAGTGCAGGAACGATTGGAGTTTCTTCAGTAACTATTGGTAGTGGAACATCTACATTTACGAGCACCACCCAACAAGATTGGTACGATTTGCAGGATGTCGGATTAAATAATTCAGATCTCTTATGGAAAGAAATTGCAGAAAGACCCAGAACTAGTAATTTTGCCACTGCCAGAAGTGGAAAAAATGATGAAATTCATATTGTTGTTATTGATGATAAAGGAACAATTTCGGGAACTCCCGGAACAATTCTTGAAAAATTTGTAGGACTTTCTAAAGCAGTAGATGCTACTTCTTCCACATCTGGCCCAATCTATTATAAGAATTTTATAGCAGATAATTCCCGATACTTATTTGCAGGAGATGCTGAAGTTGGCAAACCAACTGGATTTAGTAGTGGAATTACATCGATTACTAATGGTGATGGAGCTTGGGGATTAACTGCCCAAGGTACTACTTACCACGCTGTTGGTAAAAAAACATATACACTAAAAGGTGGAAATAATTATGGTGCTGGTGATTCAACAAATCCAAGATTTGAAACTACTCTTGGAGATTTGATTGCAGGGTATGATTTATTTGTTAATCAAAGAGAATACCCAATCAATTTCCTAATTCAGGGTCCTGGATTTGGTACTAAAGAACAAACTCAAGCAAAAGCAAATAAACTGATTCAAATTGCAGAATTGAGAAAGGATTGCATCGCATGTATTTCTCCTCAAAGATCTGCAGTATTAGTTGATCCTGGGGCGGGTGGAAGTTCACCAGCACCAATTGTAAGCACCACTACTCAAACAAATAATGTTATCGCATTCTATGATTCTGTAGCATCATCTTCTTATGCAGTCTTTGATACTGGTTACAAATATCAGTATGACAGATTTAGTAATAAGTTTAGATACGTTCCATTAAATGCTGATATTGCTGGTTGCATGGCAAGAACTGGAATTAATGATTTTGCATGGTTTTCTCCTGCTGGTACAAGACGTGGTGTTATCAACAACGCAGTTAAACTGGCATACAATCCATCACAATCTGAAAGAGATCGTTTATATGTTAGAAGAATCAATCCAGTAATTTTTGCTCCAGGGTCAGGAATTATCCTGTTTGGTGACAAAACTGGACTTGCTGTTCAATCAGCATTTGATAGAATTAATGTTAGAAGGTTGTTCCTTGTTCTTGAAGAGTCAATCGAAAGAGCATCGAGAGCATCACTCTTTGAATTTAATGATGCAATCACTAGAACAAACTTTGTGAACATTACTGAACCATTCCTCCGTGATGTTAAGGCGAAGAGAGGTATTCAAGATTTTGTTGTTATCTGTGATGAAACCAACAACACTCCTGATGTAATTGATGCTAATGAATTTAAGGCTGATATCTATATTAAGCCTGCTCGCAGCATCAACTTTATCGGTCTTACTTTCGTTGCCACCAGAACGGGAGTATCCTTTGAAGAAATCATTGGAAGAGTTTAAATCATAAATTAACACATAACCATCGGAGAAAAACATGTCATTTCAACAAATTCCAAACTCTGGGAGTGATGGAAGATTTCTAGATAACTTTAAGGGCAGAATGAGTGGAGGGGGTGTTCGTGCCAATCTCTTTGAATGCGAAGTCGCATTTCCAACCATTGTTCTTCCTAACGGAATCACTGAAACTAACATTACTGACAAAATTAAATTTTTAGTAAAAGCATCATCTCTTCCTGCTTCAACAATCACTCCAATTTCTGTTCCCTTTAGAGGTAGAGAACTGAAAATTGCTGGGGACAGAACATTTGAACCGTGGTCAGTTACAGTTATCAACGATACTGATTTTTCAATTAGAGGTGCTTTTGAGAGATGGGTTAATTATCTGAGCAGATCTTTGGATAATGCTGGAGAAGTTAATCCCGCAACATATCAAAGAGATGCCTGGGTCTATCAACTTGGACGTGCTCCAATGAATACCGCTGTGGATAGCTCAGATACTATTCCAGTTTTAAGAGCATATCACATGTATGGAGTTTTCCCAACTAATATATCTGCAATTCCAGTTTCCTATGCGGATAATAGTAGTATTGAAGAATTTACAGTAGATCTTCAAGTTCAGTATTGGGAAGCATATAATGGTAATAAAGGTATCGAAGTTCAGTAGACATAAATAGGTTGATACCATTTTAAATGTAACTATAATATGTCTGGACTTTTTGGATTTTCTATAAACAGTAACGTACAAAAACCTAAAAAACAAATCAGTCCTGTTGCTCAATCAAATGAGGATGGGTCTGATTATTATATTAGTAGTGGGTTTTACGGACAATATGTAGACATTGAAGGTGTTTATAAAACTGAATACGATCTCCTAAAAAGATATCGTGAAATGGCTTTACACCCAGAGTGTGATCGTGCAATTGAAGACGTTGTTAACGAAGCAATTGTATCAGACCTAAATGATTCGCCAATTCAAATTGAATTGTCAAATTTAAGAGTTGATGAAAATATTAAACAAATTATTCGTGGGGAATTTCAATACATTAAAGACTTAATGCAGTTTGATAAAAAATGTCATGAAATTTTTAGAAATTGGTATGTGGATGGAAGAATTTATTATCATAAAGTAATTGATTTAGATAATCCACAAGAAGGTATTAAAGAAATTAGATATATTGATGCTATGAAAATTAGGTTCGTTCGAGAACTTAAGAAAAAAAATAACGGTCTAGGTCCAGTTAATATTTCAAACACATCATCACTCAATAATATCTATGGGAAAATTGATGAATCCTCTTTAGATTTTCCAGAAATTGAAGAGTATTTTGCATATACTCCAAAATTAACTGGTTATGGATCTGCCTCTGCTGGAAGTGCAGGAGG